CCGATCGTTACGCCTAAATGGGCGTCTTCGGACTTCAGTGGTGCCAGCGATGGCACCGCGGGGCATTTTCGGAATTGCATCATGGATGTTCTGATTATGCACCTACCGCTCTCCGTCCAGTCTCTCCTACGAGCGTGCAATGGTGACCACATTGTTTCGTATCCCGGGCCTTTTTTCTTTCCGAGTATGGAGGATTTAGGTCGGATCGACCCTGTCTTGCAGACGTTGGGCACGCTCATGGGGGAAAAGACCTCATTCATCATCTTGTGTTACGAGGTGCTGGCCGCTCATATCTCGAATCGTCGTCGCTGTGGGGATAAGCGACCGTTGGACGAGCTTCTCAAAGAAGTCTTGGTCAATGGTGACGATCGTTTGACGATCAGTAACGAGTACATGGAGGGTGAATTCTGGTCCTTTTGTGAACGTTTTCTCGGTTTTAAGGAGTCTCGGGGCAAGTCCTACCTTCACGAGAAATACGCGAATATCAATAGCCAGTCGTATCTTTATGACCTGAGTAAGCCATCGACACCGTGGAAGGTGCCTGTCAGGTGCTCGGGTCTTGAGAACGGCCAAAAGAAGCTCGATGAGCCTTTTGATCCAACTGCCGTCATCACGCAGATTTTGGATGGCTGTTTTGATTCCAGGATGGAGTGGTGTGTGTTACAGCGATTCTGTTCACGGTTTAAGGCTGATTTGGTTCAGATTGCCGGAGGACGGAACTTGTTTCTGCACCCTTCACTTGGGGGGCTGGGCAACCGGCTCCCATTGAAGCACCCCCACAGACGATGTCGCGAGACGTGTCACCATCGCTTTGGTTGCGAGTGGAAAGTGGAGGTTACGTACGAGCAGTCCATGGTGGCCGCCGCGCTTCTTTCGGAACCGGGCTCACGTCTGGATCCTGTTGGGCCTTGCGGCCCGCAGGAGGACGAGCTGCCGCAACCGATTCAGACACCTTGGGATGTCTATGGGAAGCCTACGTACTGGAATCAGGAGGAATTTGAGCTCAAGGAGATTGGCCATAAGTATCAGGCCATACTCGACAAATTCCAGCGCTCGGACACATGGATGTCTCGGGTGCCAAAGAAGTCCGACCTCTTGACTGGTCGGCGCCGCATCGCTAAGAGTGCTGTCATGGAACGCGACCGACGGGTCTGTGTTTCCCGGCGCTATTGGCGTTGTCTGATATGCGGTGAGAATAACCTTGAGGAAAGGGTGGACTGTAGTGTCTGCCTGGTGCCTTTTTCGCCCACACACATACTCAAGGGCTTTGAGGAGCGGACGCACTTTCACTACCTGAACGAAGATCAAGTAATTCGGGAGAGAGTGTCAAATCCGCGCCGCAACATAAGTCTTGGGTCTATGCGCGTGAACCGCATGGGTTATTCTCTGGAAACTCTGGATGAGTTCGATCTGCAGCTCTATGATCATGCAATTGAGTCTGCACGTTTCGAACTCGAAGGATTTCCTATTGTTCGCTTCTCCGGCCGGGCAGTCGATTTATTCGGCGCGTACCCCGACTGGGCTCCTCTCCGTCCCGTAATTCTTACATGGGGTTGAGGAGATGCCAGCCCCGATTGGGCTCAAACTAATCTAAGACCGGGTTTGTTATCATTCTGCAGAGAATCATTTGGCGAGGCGTTGGTAAACCCCGCGTGTACACTCTGATGACACTTACAACTGGTCGCGTCCGTCATGACGTTAAACTGTCTAGGGGGTAGTCCCAATACAACTACAGCGGGTCTCATCTGGGCGGTCGTTGACCGCTTACCCAAAACGCTTCTGGCCTATGTGCAGGTAGTTCCTTCGGGAACGGAATTGCGTACTAAGATGATTCGCATGGTAAGATGGTTCTGGGCTGACTTGTTCAGCTTGGAGCCATTCCTTCTGCAGGTGTCTGGCATGTCGGCTGAAATGAAAGTTTCGTGAGTCCAGTGGTCCAGCCTGTGGTAAAGCAACTAGATTGGCTCGGGTGTGTATGTTCCGCCTAAGCCGCCGTTGACAGAAGGTTGGACGTATAATCTACGTACCTAAACGAATCATTGGAATGTCTACAGACTGCACGGGTAGTGCACAAACAGATGAGATGAACAGTCGCTGGTTTTCTGTCCAGGGGCCCGCGATAAAACAGAGATTTAATCACGGTTTTGTTTTGATGAAGAAACAAACTAAGAATAAGGGACCCTCAGTGGTTCCAAAAAAGGAGAAGCCTTCTCAGGTCAGGAAGGGATTGTCTCGGGCTGGTCAGGTACAGGAGATCTTCAACCCCAACACGCGGGGAAAGTCGGTTCAAGAACAGAACCAGGCTGCCCGTGTTGCGGCCAAGGGTCAAGTGATGAGAACTCCGGAGAGTAAGGGACACGACAAGTTGCTTTCGTGGGCCCGTCTTTTGAGCAATCCGTTTGTTGGAGTGAATACGGTCAAATGTCCGATGAATTTCAACCCGTCCCCCTCTCTTCTGAGCCAGCGGGTGACTCTCGTGGATTCCCATGCTGATCTCAAGGTGACCGCTTCGACAGCTCGCCAGATGTCATATTGGCCTGGTCATAATGTCATTGCGACGCCTGCGGTTGGGGTTGGGGCGGCTCTCACTGGGGGCACCGGTCTGGCATATTTGGCCGACATGGATGAAGTGGCTTACCATGGTCGGTTTCAGACCATTGGCGGGACGAATTATGCTGTCGGACCGATGACGTCGCCTGGAGGGGCCCTTACCAACCGGCTTCCCATTAGCGCTCACTTGTCCGCTGACCCGTCTGGAGTTGGTGTTGGGGGCGTGGTTCCGAATACTGCCGCCGGGATCGGTTCAACCTGGGATGACCCACTCCCTTTCATCGCTGACCCAACAGTAGCCGGCCACTCTCGCTGGAAGATGATTGCGATGGGAGTCCGCATTCGCAACAAGACTCCTGTAGGTAGCCGTGGGGGTTCGATTGTTACAGTTCAGCCGGCCAACGTGATTGGTGTGGGTAACTACACGTTGCAATCAGAGTTTGACCGTGATCCCTCATATCGGATCTGGGGTGACGGGACTGACGAGGTTTCTGTCAGTTGGATTCCCCGGACGCGTGATCTTGCTTATTGGCATATGTCAACGGCAACTAACATCACGCTGGGCACTGACACTGCGTCTACCGCTCTTGAGGGTCCTGCCATCATTGTGTGGTTCAATGCTCCCGCGGCTGATCAATTTTACGTGGTCGAGGCATTTGCGCACTTTGAACTGTCCGGGAACTATGTGCAGCAGTTCAGCAGCCAGTCGCATTCTATGCGGATTCCCCCGGCTCCTGTTCAGCAGGCCCTGGGAGCTCATATCCAGAATTCGCCTTCGGCTGAGGGGATCCAGCATACCATTGCCGCCGCGGTTGGAGCGAAGGCTGGCGATGCCGGTTCCGCCTTTATGGGTCTGGCGCATGAGGCGGTTAAGATGGGGGCCAATGCCGCTGTCCAGGCTGTCAAAGCGGCCTTTTAGCCTTCGGGCAGGCGCCTGTATGGGCGCTCGATAAGTACATCCAGTGGTACTGTTCAACCTGGGTCGTGACCAACTCTGTTACCCGGCAAGTAGGACTATAGACGTGTGTGAAAGCATGCGGCTGTCTGAAACCGGGCGTATCAGGATACATAACGCTCTGCTCCGTGACGGGAGTAATAAAATACGTGGGATGAGAGGCATAACCCTCCACGGTCTTTTATTCCCTACAGCTGTCAACTGTGGGGGCCCCATTCACATCGGGTCTTTTGGTGTGTGACTTTTTCGGCTCAAGATGAACTCGAATGACTTTTGGGAGCTATCCTCCTGGTTCAAGACGAACTTATACGGGCTAGGGGCCTGCGCGTATCTGAAA